GGCGGCCGTCAGGATTGGTTACCTGTGCCCCTCTTGTTCAGAGGGGATCGTATCTGTCATAACTTCGCGGGGGATTCGCATCGTAAACGCGTCTCCCCGGCAAGGCCTTATAAGCCTTAGCGCGAAGATCACCGCCCTATGAGCCTCTGCACGAGTAGAACACTCGTGTATGCTCAGGTGGTTTGGTGAAAAGTAGCAAATTAAAATAGGAGGTCTCTTGAAGAAATTCTCCCGTCGTGAGACGGTTAATCTCCTCCTCGGTGGCCTGGCTTGCCTGGGAGGGTGTACTACCCAATCAGGCTTTAAAAAGCCCAGTCTCCCCGAGAATTGCTACTGGGTGGAATTTCCTTATGCCTGGATTTGTTTGCCTCTTGAAAGGCCAGATCCGGGAGTGGAAGTTCCACCGGGGGTTCCTTCCCCCGTTACGAGGCCTGCGCTGTACCGAAAGTTTTCGGTTAGTATGCAGGATAAGTAACTTATGACAACTGGTTCCTGGAGCACGGGTCCTTTTACAAAGACCACCAAACTCCACGCGGCTAAGTCTTGGTTCGGCGGTGACGGCAAAACCGTCACTGATCGGATTTCAACTACGCCAAAGTGGAATGCCTATACTATGGCCCACGCGAAATTTCATTCGGGAAATCCGAATGTTTTAAGTTTTTTAGACTTAATCGACCATCAAGAGAAAGAGGTCGATAACCACTCGTGGGATGCTGGAGGTGGCAGTGATGCTACTGCCAGCGGGTATGGGCAATTTTATGGAGATGGGACTTTAAATCCCACCTTTCCGGAGTATCAGTTTAATCAAATTTGGGATTTTACCCAGGAGAGTCGTCTTCTGAGCAAAATGCTCAAAAAGGTCAAAGGACACGAGTTACATCTCGGCGTTGCCCTTGCTGAAGTTGATAAACTGGCCGGAACAGTGCTTGGAACTATAAAAACGCTGGTCTATGGGATAAATGATCTCCGTAACTTAAGGTTTGCGGCATTTGCTCGTAGATTTGGGACTAGCCCGCCGCGGAAGGACCGCGTCAATAAGTTAAAACTTCTTGATATATCGGGCAGATTCCTAGAGATGCGATACGCATGGGAACCCACTATTCAGGATGCTTTTGAGGCTGCAACAGCCTTTGAAGCCCTGTCGAATGGACCCAGGAAAGCTCTTATTAGAGCGACGCGTCGCATGGGCACGGAGCCTGTCTACTTTACGAATTACTGTAAAGTAAATCAGACCACGATCCTTCAACGCACATATCTCTTCGAAATGTATGAAGAGATGGGCGCGTTCAGGCAAATGGGTTTAATAGACCCATTATCGATTATTTGGGAAAGGATCCCATTTTCGTTTGTTTTTGATTGGTTTATTCCAATCGGAACGTACCTGAACTTGATCGGTCAAGTACCTTTTATGAACGGCAGGTGGCTGTTAACGGAAAGTATAAAGTGGAGCTCGTCAGGTTCATACCTGATGGAGCCGAACCCATATATTGTTCCGCACGGCCGTCCTGTCGATTGTGACTGGGAACGCTTCAACCTACGGCGTAGATTGTTAGGAAGTCCTCCCTCTGTGCCTTTTCCGCGATTTAAGGTCGCAGGTGCAGTGCAAGGGAAGCGGCTTCAAAACGCCATAGCGCTTGCTCATCAGCTAATTGGGGGCAATGGTACGCACATCGCGTATCATTACTAGCCCGGAGAAGCCGAAGTCTAACACTTTGGTTCCGCAAGTTAAAGTAACTTGTCTATGGTTCGCCTTTCCAAGGCGATAAATAGATCCCACATCACAATATGGAGATGCAGAATGTCTGCTATAACAAACATCCTTGTTAAGGATGATTCAAACCCTCTGGTCGAACTAACGTTCGTACCTGTGGCCAACCGTGCATTCCCAACCTGGAGAACCCAGATTGCGGGCGTGCCGACGGATGGTCAACCGACAGCTGAAATCCTTGCAAACGATCGTTTGCCGGACGGTAACTATCGGAAGGTGTTTAAAGTCACCATTCCCGAGATGGAGTCTCTCGGAACGGCGGGAACTGCAGCCGGTTATGTCGCCCCAGCAAAAGTGGCGTTCAAAACCGTTTATACAGTGTCCTCAATCTCGAATCAGCGTGGGACTTCTAGTTCCAACGCGAATGGGCTGAAGGTGACCATGGGGTTCCTGCAGGGTGCTTCTAGCACTACTGCAACTGGAACCCTTGATCAATCTTCAGCGGCAGACGCTGTGAAAAGCAGCACCGCGCCCATCACGAGATTGTTCGTGTATAATGAAGATCCTACGTAAGTAGGTCAATCGGTCACCTTAATCGGTACCGGGCTGTTAGTTAACTTTATGTGAGGCTGGTTCCTTATGTTAAAGACCAAAAGGTGGGATAGATGGATCTATCCTTTGACAAAAGAGGCTGATGAAGCCTTTTGTTCCTTGGTTGCTGGAGAGTTGCGAAGCAACGGAGTATACTCGGACTATATGTCTGAGTTAGTCCATAAGAGACAGTATCGCGACGTGGTCTTAGCTGATATCCCAAAGGATATTGGCTTGTTAGACTATCGTGGTGCGTCTCAGATTCAGGCCCTGTTCTCAAAGAACTCGGATCTGGATCTTGGATTTAATCCGTTGAAAGCAGCTGTCGAGGCAGCGGTTGCTGCCGAACTCCAGTGCCGGAGGGTGAACGAGTACTTCGGACAAACTTGCCCCCTAGGGGGCGTTGCGATGGCGATCTCGCTAGCGCGGCGTAAAATTAAGTCTGTCTTAGGGAAAGTTCCAACCCTCGATCGTCTCCGATTCCATTTCGGGCCGGGGGCTTCGACTAATGTAAAACGGGCACAAGCTTGCTTTGAAAACAAGCTCTCTGCCCCTCTCACATGTAGTGAAGAAATGCTACCCGTCATTCATCAGGTGTTACAAGAATTCCCTCTATGGTCTCGTGAGAAATCACAAGACCCCCCTAGTAGCGACATCGCTACAAAGGAAGAGGTACATAACTGTAACATAGTAGTGGATACGGCTAAGCTGATCTTTGTCGAAAAGAACGCGAAGACCCAAAGACCAATTTGCATCGAGCCCATGTTAAATGGATTTATGCAATTAGGGATTGGCGGGTACCTCAAACAGAGGCTTCGTGTCCATGCTAAACAAGACTTAGGGAATCAAAAGAGGAATCAGGATCTAGCCGAGCAGGCCTCGATTAAGGGCCACTTAGCAACGATAGACCTGTCCTCCGCCAGCGACACGCTGGCATTCTCGGTCGTGTTCGATCTCTTACCGGAGGAGTGGGTAGACCTACTCGCTTCCTTCCGTACCGGTCATATGAATTATGACGGCCGTGAATATGAGCTGGAGAAATTCAGCTCAATGGGAAACGGATACACGTTTGAACTGGAGAGCCTAATATTTTGGGCTCTGTCAGCCGCGTGTACTGAACTCAGCGGTGAAGATCGGGATCTAGTTAGCGTTTATGGGGATGATATTATAGTCCCTGTAAAATCCGTTGACCTACTTATGGCGACCCTTACCTGGTGCGGCTTCAATCTTAATCGAGAGAAGTCGTTCTGGACAGGGCCGTTTAGAGAAAGTTGCGGAGCTGACTGGCTAGCTGGCGACGCTGTTAGACCTGTCTATAAAAAGACACGTCTGTCACCTCAGTGGCTAGCAGTGTTCCACAACTGGGCTTTTAAGTATGGGGAAAGTAACCTATGCTCGATAGCAAAGTCCTTCATCCCGAAGGATCTTCAGTTGTTTGGACCTCCTGGTTATGGTGATGGACACCTTCTCGGGCCATGGAAAACGGCTCGACTTCCCCGCCATGAAAGGCGGAGAGGATTCGAAGGTGGTCGATTCGACACATTCCGCGAAACCCCAAGATCAGTGGAAACTGACCCTGAGATCGCGGCCTTGACAGGCATATATGACCTGTATGCTAATCCCTCCGATTGGTGGGATGGCAGAGGAAGACGTCTCCCGGGTATAACCCCGGGCACGGCTTGCGTCGAGAGACACAGCATCTACGTACTTGCACAGAGATATTATCTGTTGTAAGTTGAACCCTATATATAGGGCCTTACCGAGATAACAAATCGGTTGACAGCACGGAAAGACGGCTGGGGTGGATCTCGAAAGAGTATCCAACGGTAATTGCGC